GCGACTTTGTAGAAAAATGTATAGGTCATAACTTTGATTTTATAAATGAATAACGTTGATGCTCACAAATTATATAGCTATTATTTAGCTATCATTTAGTCATATTTTAATAATCCTGGGAATTTAAAGGCTCTACACGAAAGTGTGGAGCTTTTTTTATATGTGAGTTTATAAATGCAAAATCCTTTAAGTAATGAGCAGACATTCTTTGTCTTAGGAATGTTAGCTAGTTTTGTTAGTGCCATTGCACGAATGTTTAAGACTTACTCTGTTTTAACAAAAGCAGGCATTATCAGAACCTTAGCTGATGCTATTACTTGTTCGCTTATTTCAAGTGGAGTAGGACTTGCTTTACATGAATATTTAGGTTGGTCGTATGTGTACATGATCTTAATTGGTACATTTATCGGTTCAATCGGTAGCACCTATATTGTGCTAGGTGTAACTACACTGGCAAAGGCTTATGTAAAAACAATCAAGAGTACAGAGAATGAAACTAACAGACAATGATTTTGATTGGATAGGTCAAAACGAAAATGCAAATTGTACAGGCTTTGATACTAAGACACAAACTTGGCGAAGTTATTGGGATAAGTTCGCTAAGGTATGGACTATTGGGCATGGCTTAACTGTAGATCATACAGGCACAAAAGTTACTAAAAATACTTTATGGAGTATGCAGCAGGAGCATGAAGAATTTAGAGCTGTGCTCAAAGAGCATGAACAAAATGTAAATGTCATGCTTTTTCAATCTTTAATCACATTAAGTCAAAATCAATATTCAGCGTTAGTTGATTTTAGTTACAACGCAGGTGCAAGCGCATTAAGACATTCTACTTTATGGAAAAAGATTAAGGCTTGTGCAAGTGACGAAGAAATCAAAGCAGAATTTAGACGTTGGATATATGTAAAACACACAGAAAACAACGGCTTAAGAAACCGTAGAGAAAAGGAAATTCAAAGGTATTTTTCATAAATGCAAGTTGACGTAGAAGTAGCACCACGTAAAAAGCAAATCAAAAAAAAATATCATGTGCCTTTAGATCCTAAAACCGAAGAAAAGAAATTTGAATTACAGGCTAAGTACGAAAACATGGACAAACACTTAGCCGTAATCGACCAAATAGATGAATGTGATGTTGTTGCAGTTTTAGAAGAATACAGCAAGAACTTAAACGTTGATTTATACCATGTAGCCGAAACATTTAACATTCACCCTGCAACACTCAATATTTTATTACATTCAGACAAATACAAAGATTTATATCAATCAGCTAAAGATAGACGTAACGCTGTTTATGAACGTGTAGGTTTTGAGGTTGCATCTTCACCTTATGACAAGATACAGAAAGGCGAAGAAGTAAGTATGGTTGAAGTTGCAAGTGCAAAACTTAAATCAAATTATTGTTTAGCAATCTCACAAGCAAACACTAAACGCAGTTCTAACAGTGGCGGTGTGAACGTTACAGTTAATACAGGAATTGCTTTAAAGATTTAATGTCACAGACTTACTCTATTGATTATCAATTTTCACCTAGAGCATGGCAACAAAACTGTATTGATAAACAAAAACGCTTTACTGTTTTAGCCGTACACAGACGTGCAGGTAAGACTACTTTTGCTGTAAATGAGTTAATTATAAAAGCATTACAGACAAAAGGCGATTATGCCTATATTTGCCCGCAGTTGAAACAGGCAAAGAAAGTAGCATGGAAACCTTTAAAAGATGCTGTAGCGCAAATTCAGAAAACTGAAAGCGAAATCAACAAAGAACGCAAAAGCGGTGACGAAAAAATCACTTTAGTTGATATTAGAGAAAGTGATACAACAATCAGATTTTGGAATGGTTCAGAAATCTATTTATTAGGTTCTGATAATCCTGATGCAATACGTGGTTCAAAGTTGGCGGGTGTAGTCCTTGATGAGGTTGCACAGATGCCGAAAGAACTATGGACTGAAATTGTTTACCCTGCCTTAATGGATATGCACGGTTGGGCTTTATTCATCGGAACTCCTAAAGGCATCAATTTATTTAGTGAACTTTTTGCAAGAGGTAAAGATAAAAAGTTTACTAAAGATTGGATAAGTCAAGTATTCACTTGTTACCAAACAGATGCTTTAAGTAAAGATGAAATCGAAACTTATAAAAATTCTGTTCCTGAAGAAGTATTTAAGCGTGAGATGCTTTGTGACTTTAGCGCAAGTGCAGTTGATCAGCTTATATCTTATCAAGAAGTATTTGAAGCATCTGAAAGAACTTTACCTATTTACGCAAATAATTACACCGATTTAATCATGGGTGTTGATGTTGCTCGTTTCGGTAATGATCGCTCTGTAATTACATTGCGTAAAGGTCAAATTATTTATGAGCCTATTGCATTACAAGGTGTAAGTACAGTAGAGCTAGCATCTCATGTTAAGCGTTTAGCTATGGAGCGCTTGCCGAAAGAAATTTACATTGACGGCACGGGCGTTGGCGGTGGTGTTGTAGATATTCTTAATTCATGGGGTATTTACGTAAACGATATAAATTTCGGTCACAAATCATTAGATAAACAATATAAAAACAAACGCACCGAAATGTGGTGCCGTATGGCTGATTGGATCCGTAGAGGTGGCTGTTTACCTCAAAACGCTGATTTAATTTCAGAAATCGCAACCCCTTATTTCTACTATTCAGATGACAATCAAAAATTTTTAGAAACTAAAAAACAGATACGTGACCGCCTGGGGAAATCACCTGATTTAGCAGATAGTTTAGCCTTGACTTTTGCAGAAGATGTACCGCAAACAGACATACAGAATTACGAAGAGCAAAGGTTAATAGCAAGAAGTTCAAGACAGCAATTTTATGATAATCCATTTTCACAATTTGAGAATGAGATAGCACATTCAACAAGCATATTTTAGGAAAAAAATATAGTTATGAGTAAAAAGGGGTTCTACAGTGCATTGGCTGTAAATGCTTTTAATCAAGGCAACGATCAACAGGCGCTGCAATACGCAACGTTAGGTTATGACGGTTCAGTCCAAAATATTCAATTAGCTGTTCAGCAAAGAAATATGGAGCGACAATTAAAACAACAACAAGAAGAAATGCAACGTCAAGCAGACGAAAGTCGCACTCAAACAGAACAGCAAGCAAATCAAAATCAAAAGCAGCAAGTACAAAATGTAAGAAGAGAAAATAGCGGTAAAAATTCACAGAACTTAACACAAGGGCAATCATCAAGCGGAACATGGATAAAACGCGCGCTAGGCGGTGACAACGCTAATAATAGTGAGGAGTGGTACTAATGAGCTTTTTTAAGAAATTGCTAAAAGGTGTTGGAAATATCGTAACAATGGGCGCATTAAAAAGTTACGATGCACAAAAGAAAGCTATGCAACAGCAGGCTTTATATCAACAAATGGCTATGCAACAGCAACAGCAAGCTATGAAACAACAACAAGCATCATTGCAACAACAAAAAGCCCTGCAAGAGCGTGAGCTAGCCTCGCAAGAACAAAACTTAAATCAACAATCTAAATATAATGTTTCGTCAAAAAGAGAAAATAAAGATATTAATAGTACAGATTTAACTAAAGGTAATGCTGGTACAACTACAACAATAAAAATGGGGTTAGTTGGCGATGATGAAAACGGAGATGAGTGGTATTAATGACTAACACTACCTATAACCGTTGGAAACAAGCAGACGAACAAGAAAGGGCTAATATCCTTTATACTCGCTGGCTTGATTTAAAGCGTGTTCGTGAACCGTTTTTATCTAAGTGGCGACAGGTATCAAGATATATTAGCGTGTTCAGTGGTAAGTTTGACGAACACGAACACGATCAAATGCGTGATGACCGTTACATTTTAGATAGTGATACAGGCAATTTCTTAGATTTATTAGCTAGTGGCTTGATGAGTGGCGCTAGTTCACCTGCTCGTGCATGGTTTAAAGTGCAACCTAATGATCCTGCATTAGCTGATAACTATGATGTTATTAACTATTGTGATGAGGTTACAAAGTTACTCCTACGTGTATTTAGTGGTAGCAATACTTATAACACATTACACACAATATATAGAGAATTGGCTTTATTTGGTATTAGTGCTGATATTGTTTACGAAGATTTTAACAAAGGCATTAAGCACCACTTACTAACAGCAGGCGAATTTTGTGTAGATACAAACGCTGACGGTGACATCGACACTTTGTATCGTTCCTTTGAGCTTACAACTATTCAAGCTGTTAAGGCTTTTGGTTACGACATCTTACCTACAGAAATTAAAAACGCATACGATAGAAGTGAACTATCAACCTATTGGCAATTTATCCATGCGATTGAACCTAGAGTAGATCGTGATGTTACAGCTTTAGACAGCAAGAATAAAGCATGGGCAAGTTATTACGTAAGCCTTAACGGCAAAGCCAAAATCATCAGAGAAAGTGGCTTTGATTATTTTCCTTGTATTGTTCCACGTTGGGACGTTTTAGGGGGTAATAATTACGGTGTATCACCTTGTATGAACGCATTACCTAATGTTAAGCAATTACAGCAAGAAACTTTACGTAAAGCAGAACTTATAAATTATTACACAAAGCCTCCATTACAGGCGCCTAATTCAGCTAGACAAAATCCTATATCCCTTGCAACAGGAGCAATTAACTATACACAGAATACAAGCAACGATTTAGCAATCAAGCCTATCGTTCAAAGTATTGGTGATCTAAATGCGTTGTCACAAGACATTCAACAGATTAAGCAAAGTATTCGCTCACAACTGTATGTAGATTTATTTCAAATGGTGGGTTCGACAGCGGGTGACCGTAGAACTACTGTAGAGATTTACGCATTACAACAGGAGCAAATGCTAGCACTAGGTCCCGTAGTTGAAAGAAATCAAAATGAATGCTTGGGTCGTTTGGTAGATATTACATATAGGCGACTGTTAGATGCGGGGAAATTACCGCCGTTACCTGACGTGTTGCAAGGACAAGAATTAAAGATTGAGTTTACATCAGTTTTAGCTCAATCACAAAAAGCGGTCGACATTAACAGTGTTGACCGCTTTTTTAGTGCACTTGCATCAGCGGGTCAAATTCTACCTGAAATCTATGATCGATTAGATGCTGACGGTTACGTAGATGAATATCGTGATCGCTTAGGTGTTGCTCCTAAAATTTTACGTTCTAAAGAAGATGCTGAAAAGATTAGACAGCAAAGAGCAGAGCAACAGCAACAACAGCAACAACAGCAAGATCAAATGGCAAACGCACAAATTCAGCAACAACAGAATTTAGCACAAAAAAGCGGTGTAGATACATCGCTTGCAATGCAACAACTAGATGATGTAGGCGGAGGCAATATGCTATGACGGCAGAAGAAAAGACAAAGTTTGAGCAAGAGATAGACAAAGAAATTGAACTCAAAAATGAGCAAGAAGAATTACAGAGGCAAGCACAACAGCTTGCCTTTGATTTTTCAGAGGTAGCAAAAACTCCACAAGGTCAAAGAGTTTTAAAAGGTTTACTCCTTTTAGCTCCTATCGACTTTAGCTGTTTTAGTTCAGATACAAATCGTATGGCTTACCTAACAGGCAGACATTCAATCGGCTTAGAACTAAGACAATTTCTAAAAGATCACTTAACAGCAGAACTAATCAACGCAATCGAAAATACGGAGTTATAGAAAAATGGAAGGAGCAACAGGCGCATCAACAGTAACAGCACCACAAGCAAATGCAGGTGCACAGGCACAGGCGCAAGCACCACAAACTAATGTAACTGATACACAGCAAGTGCAACAAGTACAGCAAGAAACACAGACAGGTGATTTATACGCACAACAGCAACAAGCATCACAGCAAGAACAGCAGCAATCAGATGAAGCCTTACAACAAGAGGCTAATCAAGATTATGAGTTGCAAGCAGAAACTTTAGATGCTGACGACACAGCGGAACTTAAGAATTTTGCAAAGCAGTTAGGCTTAAACGGCAAACAGGCACAAGCAATCACAAGCGTTTTAGATAAAGCGCAACAAGGCTTTAATGAAGATTTACAAGGGCGCTTTAACACACAAGTTAGTGAGTGGCGCAAGGCTGTAATGAATGATCCTGAAATTGGCGGACAAAATTTTGCAAATACAAAATTGAACATTGGTCGTGTAATGCAACGTTTCGGCAATCCAGAAGTAAGTGCATTACTCAATCAAAGTGGCATCGGCTATAACCCCGCTTTTGTCAAATTTATTAACGCAGTCGGTTCGGTGTTAGGCAATGACACAGGCTATGTAAACGGCACACAAGCAACCCCACAAAGAAATAACCGCAGCGATGCTTTACGTAGCATTTATAACAATAGCCCTAATCTAAATTTTTAATAAAAATCTTTTATATCAAGTATTTAATTCTCGTTTTTTTTAACAAACATAAGGAAGTGTAAAAATGGCAGTAGTCGGAACATCAGTTGTTGCTCCAACAAGTATGCTTACTTTAGCAGAACAAATTGCACGTGAAGATAGAAACGGTAACGTAGCACCTGTTATTGAGGCATTAAATCAAACTAATGAGATCATTCAAGACTTAGTTGTTCGTGAGGGTAACTTACCTACAGGCGATCAACGTAATATCCGCACAGGTTTACCTGATGTGTATTGGCGACAAATCAATCACGGTGTACCTGCATCACATAGTACAGTTGCAACCGTAGTAGAAACTTGCGGACAAATGGAGGCTCACTCATGCGTTGATGCAAAAGTCATGGATCTAAACGGTCACAGCGCAGAGTTTAGAGCTTTAGAAGATCGCCCATTCATTGAGGCTATGACACAACAGTTTGCGCATACTTTATTCTATGGTGATGCAACTAAGGCTAGTGAGGGTTTTACAGGCTTTGCAACTCGTTATTCAAGTAAGAAAGCAGGCAATGCTAAAAATATCATTGATTGCAATGGTACAGGTAATAACTTAACTTCAATCTATTTAGTGGGTTGGGGTGATAGCGTTTACTGTCCATATCCACAAGGCACAAAAGCAGGTATTCAAACAACCGACTTAGGCAAAACTAAGCTATATGATGAGAACGGACACCCATTTATGGGCTATGAAACAATCTATGATTGGGACGTTGGCTTAATGGTGCTTGATTGGCGATATGTTGTGCGCCTATGTAATATTGATGTACAGCAGTTATTTGACGGCAAGGCAGGTACTATTGGTAGTGGTGACACTAAGACTGACACAAACATCTTAATGAAACTAACCCAGGCTATGGGCTTAATCCCTCGTGGTAAAAATACTAAGTTAAAACTATACATGAACAGTGACGTAGCGCAGGGCTTAGATGTTGTTGCAAGTCGTTCTCATTCAGATGTAATTAAGTACATGGATGCAACCGAAGAATTTGGTGCACCTAGTGCATGGAAGTTATTTAAGGGTGTTCCTATCAGACAGTGCGATCAAATCGTAAACACTGAAACACAGGTAAAATAAGGAGTTTTATAAATGGCTATTGTAGATGCAAATACCGTGCTTAGTGATTATCAAGAAATCACAGCAACAACCTATTCACAACGCACTATTGATTTTCAAACACCTGCTGATTATGGTTCAGGCACACAAAATTTATATGTGCACTTTATGGCACAGGGCGCACATGAAAAAGATTTGCGTATTCAAATCTTAGGCTTGCTTACCGAAGATGATGCAACCCCGCTTATCATCGGTGATAGTGGCGTGATTAAAAAGGCTGACCTTGTAGCAGGTAGTGACGGCTATATTCAAGTATTGCCTAACAAGCAGAAGTGGAGATACTTAAAGTTACGCTATATTCCTACAACTGACGGCACTGGTACTGAAACTGTAACAGGATCAGAAAAGCCTGATCTTACTAACTTTAATCAGCCTAGAAAGGTTGGTGAAGAGCCTAAGGTAGTTGCTAATGCAATTCGTGCACAGCTTGAAAGTGTAGCGGTACTTGGCACCGTTTACCCATTCGCTAACGAAGATAAGAGCTATACAGCTTAATCTTTAGGTAAAACTAAAGGGGCATATTACTTGCCCCTTATTTTTTTTAGGTTAATACAATGACAACAAAAGTAGATATTTGTAATAACGCTTTAGATCTAATCGGTCAAGGTATTCATATCAAGGGCTTTGACGATCAAACTAAAGAGGCTGATTTGTGCCGTAGAAACTATCAGCAAATAGTTGATAGATGCCTGACTAAGTTTAATTTTTCTTTTGCAAGAAAAGATGAACTTATTACAAATAGCTATTTAGTAAGTGACGTAGTATCTATTCCGTACAAATATACTTATAAGATACCTAGTGACGTTATGAATATTCTTTATTTAGAGCGTTATTCAAAAAGCAAAGATGAAACAATTAACAACAAAGATACAATTAAATTTAATTTTAGAGTTGTAAAAATAAATAACGTTCCAACACGTTGTATAGTTACTAATATTGAAGCTCCATTTGTTATTCAATATCAAGCATTTATTGATGATCCAAATCTTTTTTCAGTTCAATTTACAGAGGCTGTAGAGTATATGCTAGGAGCACGTTTGGCAAGTGCACTTATTCACGGCAGCACAGGGTTGAATACAAGTAATAATTTAATGCAGAACGCATTGATGTTATTACAACTTGCAATCGGTCAAGATAATCAACAAGGCGCAGACAGCATACAAGATGATGCTATTCCTGAATTTATTTCTGCAAGGTTTTAAATGGTTACAAGAACTTTACAACGTGGCTTTGGTGCAGGTGAGATCACAAGCTCATTATTTGCACGTTCTGATTTAACTCAATACGCAATGGGCGCAACAAAGATTGAAAATTTTGTTGTACTTCCACAAGGTGCGATGCGTACTCGTGCAGGTTTTCGTTTAGTAGGTCAAGCTGTTGATAGCTCACACCCTGTGCGCTTAATACCATTTCGCTATAGTTCAGAGCAAACATTCGTATTAGAATTTGGCAATTATACTTTACGTATTATTGAAAATGGTTCTTATTTAGCTAATTCAGATAATGCCATTTATCAAATATCCACACCTTACAAAGCAGAAGATTTAAAAAATATCGACTGTTCACAAAATGCTGACGTTTTAACACTAACAAATCCTGACTATTCACCTTATGAATTAAGACGATACAGCAATACCGATTGGCGTTTTATCAAGGTAACTGTAACACCTAGCGTAAGTGCCCCAACAGGTTTAAGTTATGAGGCTAGATACGCTAGCTATATGACAGATGCAGAAAGCAAAACTAAAGATAAGATCAAGCCTACTTATGTTGTCACAACCGTTGATACAGAAAATAAAGAAAGTGTTGCTAGTACACCTTTAGAGGCAAAAGGTAATTACTACATTACAGGTGCTAGTATTCGTGTTAAATGGAACGCTGTAAAAGGTGCTGACTATTATCGTGTGTATCGTGAGGTTGCGGGTATTTATTGCTTTGTTGGAGAAACAGAAAAGACGTACCTTGACGATGTAGGCAATAACCCTGATAGCAATACCACACCACCGAAATATAAAGAAATTTTTTCACAAAAGGTAGCAGGTCAAATAAAAACTATAAGCGTTGTGAATGGCGGTAGTGATTATTATTATGGTTCATATAACAATATTATTTCATTACCTCGTACCTTAACCGTAAATGCAATTCCTCCTGTTATGAGCTTTGCAGATACAACGGCTGAAAGTGAAAATATTACAGATTTTAAAGTAAGTGCAAAACTTGATGTAATCAATATTACAAGCGGTGAAGTTTATTCTAATTCTTTTAATAACAGCTTAAATGTTAAATATGAAGTGGTTAGCTATTCAGAAGATGATACAACTAAATATAGAAAGATAGCTTACATTGACGAACAAGATATTCAACTGACTGTAGATAAACTTGAAATTCAAAATGCTGTTATCAAGCTAAATGTAACCGTCACTAATGGTGAAGTTAATTATAGCTATAATTTCGATAAGCAAGCCGTAGCAAATGCTTTTAAAGATAATCAGAATTTTATTTCCTCATACACTAATGGAGTTTCACTACCTGTATTTAGAACATTGTTTCATCAAAATGACACAACGGTTCAAATTAAATTATCTATCAAAGATAATAAAGGAGAGGGCAGTGGTGCTAGTGCTTATGCTATTTGCGTTAATGGTTCTATATCATCTGTATTGCTAGTTAATACAGGTTCTGAATATTCAGACAATGTAAGTATAAATGTTCAATCTACTGTAGGCAGCGGTGCAACTTTTACTGTTTCTGTATCAGAGGGCACAACGGCTGACAATCCAAGTAGTGTAGCACAGTACGATCAACGTAGAGTATTCGGCGGTTCGTATAACAACCCCTTAAAAGTATGGTTTACAAATGCAGGTTATCAAGATTTGATGATGTATCACTTGCCAACGCTTGATACAGATAGAATTGAAATCACAGCAGTGACATCTGATGCAGACAGAATTAAACATATTGTTGCATTAGACAGTTTAATTCTAATGACAGGTTCAAGTGAGCTAAGAGTTTTTACACAAAATAGTGATGCTCTAACTCCTAGTTCTGTTGCTGTTCGTGCTCAATCTTTTGTAGGATCAAACAATGTACAACCTGTTATTGTAAATAACTTGATTGTGTATGTGTCACAGCGTGGCGGTCACGTTCGTACATTAGGTTATAACTACAATCAACAAGGTTATGTTTCTACTGATATTTCAGTACGTGCTCCACATCTATTTGATAACAAAGATGTGACATCAATCACACTTTGCAAATCACCTGTACAAGTTGTATGGGCTGTATCTTCTGACGGCAAATTACTAGGTTGTACTTTTTCACCAGAACAAGATCAAGTAGCATGGCATAGACATTCTACTGTAAACGGTAAATTTGAAAGTGTGTGCGCCATTTCAGAGGGCACGGAAGATCACCTTTATGTTGTAGTTAATCGTAATGGAACACGTTATATCGAACGTAGTGATGACTTTAACGCTAATAAATCAAAAGAATATTATCGCTGTTTAGACAGTTACCTTGATACAACTTTTTCAACTAATCAATCTAAAGTGAGTGGTTTAAATCATTTAGAGGGTCAAGAAGTCGCAGTTTACGTTGACGGTGTACAGCAATCTAACAAGATCGTAAAACAAGGTTTAATTGTCTTAGATAAAGCAGGTAAGAATATCGCAGTCGGTTTACCTATTACAGCTAGTTTTATTTCAGTTCCTTTGACTATCGCTAATACAGAAGCTGATTTACAAGATAGAACTAAAAATATTTCAGAGGTTAATTTAAGAGTTAGCTATGAGGGTGATCTTTATAGTGCTAATTATCCACGTGGCGATGAGTTTAAGTGTCAACGCTTAGATGAGTATCAGACAGTTACAGGTGATGAAAGTTACTTGGTTAAGGTTGCAGTGAATGGCGAGTGGTCGGAACAATCACAATTTTCTATCAAGCATAAAAATGCAGTTCCTGTAGAAATTCAAAGTGTGATCCTTAATATAAATTACGAGGACGGAAAATAAAATGGCAATACCTCAATACGCACAAGCAGGTTACGGCGAATATCTAAAAAAGCAGTCATCATCTTTACAAGATGCTATTGCAACATCACACAATACAAGTGGCACTAGTAGCCGAGTTTCTATCGGTGGTAACAGGTCGAGCACATCATCAAGCAAAAATGGAGTTAATAAAGGCACAAGTCGATTAAGAAAAAATGCAGATGCTATCCCTGATTATAATATTTGGACAGCACTTGCAAAAGCCAGTATGAACGCAACCGCTGAATGGTTTGACAGTATGACCGAGCGTAGGGAGTTAGAGGCACAAGCAACAGGTTATCTAAATCAAGTGCAAACGTCACAAATGAACGCAACACTTGTAGATAATAGAAAAGAGTTAGCGGAGCTTGATGTTAGAAGTGCTTGCAATGATGTTTACAATCAGTATTTTAACGGTCAAATTCAAGCCTTTGAGCAGGGCTTGCAAGATGCACAAGTCACAGCTAATCAGCAGGCACAAAGTGCTAGTAGTGGTGTTCGCATGAATAGTGGTAGTAAAGGAGAGATAAATCAAAGCAACAAGCTATCATCAGAAATAAATCAATACATTATTCAAAGAAATACTGATAGTAATGCTAGCAATGCACGACAGCAAATGTACACATCTATGCGACAACTATCAGACTTAGATTTACAGAAAGCAAATTATATAGCACAAGGGTACGTGGCTATGGGTAACTATCAAGCAATGAAAATTCAAGCTAAGGCAATTAAGCCTTTAGAACAAGCAGGCTTTGCGTTTGCAGAAAGTATGGCAAGCTCAATATCTAATATGGGTGGTATGGGTATTGGCGGAGGTAAATAATGGCGATTTTATTACCAACTGAAAGATTAAATCTAAGTGATCGTGGTGGTATGTCACACGCACAAGGTTCTAATACTGAATTAAAATCTTTTACAGTTGATCCACGCATTCCTTTTTTAGTTAAGCCTAATGGAGTAAGACGGTTTAGTTTGCCTATTACTGAGGCGATTGGTGCATTAGTTGAACGTGTACAACAGCGAAAATTACAAGGTATTCAAAATGAGGCTAAGAATGAATTTACAGAACAGGCTAACAAGTTACTTGTAGATTATCGTGAAAAGAAATTAAAAGGTGCTGTCAATGGTATTGATGATTATAACAATCAGTTAGATGATCTAAAAAAACAATACAGTGACATCTTTAAAAATCATCGTGACTTTAAAGAAACAACTGACAAATGGCTTGACGACCAAATAACAAGTTATAAAACAAATGGTTACGACCATTACTCTAATCAGGTATTTAAACAGAATGATATAGAGTTACAAGCACGTATTACTAATACAAACATTGCTTTTCAGAATAACGCAACATCACCACAAGCACCTAAGTTTTATCAAGAATATCAAGATGCTAATAGAGCTTATCTAGAATTTAGCGGTTATGATTTAGACAGCGAAGAGGCGCAAGTTGCTTTAACTAAAGCTAATGATGAGGCTATCACACAGCTAGTAAATTATAACTGTAATGCAGAACAATACGGCATCGCACGTAATCGATTAGAAACATTTAAGAATAGTATCAATAGCACTACTTATCGTGATTTATTGCTAAAGATTAAAGACGGTTTAGAAAAACAAGCTAAACGAGCACAGGCAGAACGTGATGCGAAAGCAAGAGCTGATGAAGTAAGCACACAACCTTTGACCGTGCAGCAAAAGATACAGCTTAAAAATGATTATTTTGCTAAGAGATTTGATGAGTTAAAAGCTATTAGAGCTAATCCAAAAGCAGATGATTATGAAAAATACAAAAATTATAGTGATGAACAGTTAGCATCACTGGCTGATGCTGATGCTTATATGTACGTAAGTAATTATGACAATAAGCTAAAAAGTATTAACAATGAAGATTTTTTTACACGTCAAGCAATTAGAAGTGTACTAGGTACATTTAGCGTACAGCAGTTATCGCAGGTAACATCTGACAATATTATGAGTTTGTTTTCTCCACAACAACAAGATGCGGTTGCTAGTTATTATGACGGTAACATGGAAAGTGCTAAAAAAATGATGATTGAAGAGCTTGATAATATTAGATCAAACATAGGCTCAAATACTTTAAAAAATCTAAAGAGCTTACCTAAAGAAAAGGCTTATCTGTTTATCCATGATCCTAAATGGCTTGCGAACAATCCCATTTCAATAAAAGATGAAAATGAATTTCATATTTTTAAACAGAACTTAGAAAAAGATCATGCTGACGGAAAATTAAAAGTAGGCAATCAGCAGGCACAAGATATTATTACAACAAACATCACCGATACTTATGGCAAAAAACTTGAAAACTTAGAGCCTTACGAATTAGATATTGTATCTACTGTAAATGATGAACTTAATCGCAGAATTTATAACCTTGAACAAAGTACAGGAAAACAAGCAAGTGCAGATCAAGTTTTGAGTATTACTCAAAATTACTTTAACGATCCGCAAGGCTTTAAAACTTTAAAGAAACAATCACAACAAAGAATTGATAGATTAGAAGATGTTTTTGATTTGTTTAAGCAAGGTGATTTGTTAAAAGATAATTTCACTGACGATCAAATTATTGCAAAAATAGCTAACCTAGATAGCGAATATGCACAAGAAAATGGCGGTCAATATCCTAGTGCTAATCAGTTATATAACTATGCGTTAGATAAAAAAGCTATATTCTTACGTTACGATGTTACTTATAAACAGTATGAACAAGCTAAGAAACAAAAAGAACGTGATATAGATAGTATCGCAATCGGTTCATATTTAGGCGAAGTTTCTGATGATACAGAAAAATCTAATTAAAGTAGGTGATTATGGAAGATAATATTACTATCAATTCTTTATTAGACAGACAATTTCCACAAGAACAACAAGACAAGTTAAGAGAACAACTTGCAAGAAAATATGATCCTACACAATTAGTAAAACAACCTAGAGCTAACTTTGTAACAGAAACAGAGCGACAACTTTTAAAAGAAAATAATACTTTTATTGATGATTTATCAGCCCCTGATGTTCAGTTAGATGATAGCTCCACATTATCTGATTATGCTCACGCTCAAAATGTTCAAGAAAAAAGAGCGCGAGCAAAGTTAATCAACAATGTTTTTGATTATTCTTTAAAACAGAATAAAACAAATGCACAAGCTGAAACAGAACAGGCTATCAATGAATTAGGCGAAAGCAGCGCACCTTTAATAAATAACGAAATTGTAGCGCAGGTAATGGCTCAAAAGGCTATGAATACCTATTATGACTATGCGGATAAATACGGTATTCCTAGCGAAAAATTATTAGATGATCCTAAGTTTTGCCGAAATTTAGATCCTGAAACATACAAGTATTTTGCGGTTGCATCTAATCTTAGATCTTATGATGAGAAGTTTTTTTATGATACCCGCAGAGCATGGAACAATACATCTAACGCTAGAAAGTTTAATCAACAATTAGTTGAAAGAATAAATAACGGCGAAAGCATTGACGTAAAAGATTTAGTCAATGACTATGTTCAGGCAACCGAAAGATACAGTATAGGTGATGAAACAAAATGGGGTAGCTTTGTATCAGCTGTAAATAGTTTTGTAACACCATTTTTTAATCTAAAAAATTTAGGCGCAGGTGTTGCAGGTGCAGGTGCGGGTGCAGGTATCGGCGCTAGTGCAGGTGCTGTTGGTGCTCATATCGGTGTAGGTGCGGGTGCTATCAGCGGTGCTTTATGGGGCGGTTTTGCAGGTGTTAATGCTTATGATACATACGTCCAATCACAAGGCGACACCGTTATGCAAATCTTAGCTAATGATCCTAAAGGTAATGCGCAAGATGTGTACGATAAATATAAATATAAAAACGTTCTATTAAGTGGTGCACTTGCACTTACTGATGTTTTATTCTTAGGCGGTACAAAAGCTGTTAAAGGTGCATATAAAGTAGTAACAGCAGGTAGCAGAAAGAAAGTACAAGAAAGCCTAGCAGATACGGTATTCAAGAACGCAACGAATAAAACTACATCGGAGCAATTACTACAACTAAAGAATAAGGCTTACAGTGAACTAGGTAAACAAACAGCAAAAGATGTTGGTTTTGGTACAGGTATCGGAGCAGGTGGCACAGGTTTATATTCAGCTGTTACACAAGACAATGTTAATGATTATTTAGAAACAGACAATCGTTTAGGCGAGTTTGCTAAAAACTTTAGCGAGGGAGTGGCAGAGGGTATCGCACCTAGTGCTATTCTTACTGTAGCCTTTAGAGCTCCTAGCCTAGTTAAGCAATCAATGGGTATACGTTCAGCCGTTAATACATTAAATAAACTTATTGAAGATCAAGCAAGCCTAGACATCTTAGCAAAAACACCATTAGCACAAAGAGATAGTGCAACTAACGGCACAATCGCTGACGGTGTTTTACGTTCTGTTTATGTTGACAGTGAGCTAGCAAACAGTAAGTTAGTAGAGCAAGGCATAGATGTTAATACTTTACCTGACAATGTTAAGGCTAAGTTCACACAGGAAAGCAACGGCTCATTATCAGAGATTAAGCCTAGTGAATGGTTGGAACTACCACAAGAGATTAGAGAGGTTTTATCTGATGTAACTACTGACGGTCAAGGCAAGCCTTTACCTAGCGAATTGCGAGAGGTTTTATCAGATAAGAAAATCAATAAGTTAAGAACTGAATTAGGCGATGAGTATATTAAGGCGGTTGCACAGCAAAAAGACAAAGAAAATTTAGAGCTTGAAATTAAGCAAGAACTAGCTAAGGTTGCAATCAATACTAACTCACGAGATCAAGGCTTGATAGCTCATACTATTAGCTCATTCTGTACCGCTTTAGGTGACAGCTTAGGCATTAGTGCACGTGAAGTGTATGCTAAATTTAAGCCTAAGTATGAACTTGTAAACAGAGAAAATTTTACAGCAAACAAAGAAGCTATTGATGATCCAAATACTAAAGGCACCTTTGACGGTAAAACATTTCAGCTAAAGAAAGATAGCTCATTTACAGACGTATTCCATGAGTTAAGTCATTGGTTTTTAGACACAACAAAAGAGTTAGCTAAAAATAACAATGTAGCTAAAACTAAAATTAACCGCCTGATTAAGTGGTACGACCCTAAACTTGATGTAAATACCATTAGCGATAGTCAGTGGGCACAGTTACAAGAAAGATTTGTAGCACGTTTCTTATCAGAAATTATTACAGGCAAGCCTGCTAATTCCGAAATCTTTAGAGATTTAAAAAGAACTCTAAACACTATCAGCAAATCTACTCTATTTACAGAGAAGATGACACCTGAAAATAAAGTTAAAGCTATTGAAGATAATTTTACAAATTCTTATAAGGGCGATACTTTGCCTGGTGCTGATGACAATTTCAGATTTTTTACAGACGGTTTATTTGATAGTGAGTATTTATATCAAGATGTTATGGCTCAATATCCTATACAGGATATGACAGCTGACATCTTTAACAGCCCATTAAGTGATCCTATTAAGAAGCTAATGCAAGAGGCTATGACTGATGATGTTGGAGCTTTACAGAATTTATTGCATAGCGAAATTAGTGCTATGTATTTTAAGCAAGCGTTAGTTTTAATGTCACATTCAAAGACATTCTTAAAAGATATTGAAAGGTTAAGAGAAAATATACCTAACAATATTTCTAAAGAAGAGAAAAAAAGATTAAACACATTCCTTGATAAGTTGATAAAAGAAAGTAGTAACTATCAAAAGTATTATGCTAGTGCTAAAAAAGACTTACAAAACAACAAGTTTATACAAGGTATCAATGACCTGCGCAAATCAAAAATGTTTTCATTACCATTAGCAGAACAGATAGGCAGTATCAGAAAACAACTTAAATATTTAAAGAAAAAGTATAAAGATTTATTTAATGACAGCAACGAGGGTGTAGCCCTTGATGAGTGGTTAGAACATAATCATAAGTTCTTACCTTTTGATCTTGAAAAGATTAGAGAATTAAACGGTGACAGTGACATCGTGGTTACATTCTGTAACCTGATGTTGCATACTCCAACCGTTGAGCAAATGGCGCATCAAATCGCAAGGCAGAAAATACAATCTAAGTTTATTAAAGAACAATCAAAGGACTTAGAAAACGTACAGCACACAGTTACTAAGATACATCATCAATTAGGCACAAGCCTTATGCGAGCTGTAAAGGTTGCACTTGGTATGCAAGATGATACCTTTAACATGACTAAACGATTAAAGGCTTTAGCTAAATATGACTTAGACAATACATCATATAGACGTGCTAGTTTTAATGGTGCAAGACGTAACGCTAAACGCTGTAATGACAAGGTTAAAAAGGCTTTAGCACTTGGTGATTTACAAGGTGCATTAAAGCAATTAAATAATGAGTATTATCAGAACTCATTAGCCGACCAAACACTAACAGCTAAGAAATACATTGATAAAAAGCTCACAGGTTACAAGACCTTTATTCGTAAAGCAAATAAATATTTAGCTAAGAACTACGATACAGACATCGTGGAGCTTATGCGTATTGTCTTAGATAAAGATCATCTTAACCTATCAGATAGAACGGCTAAGTTTAATGTTGCTGAATTACGTGACCGACTAAATGATAGCTATCCACTAGCAAGCGAACTTATCACTAAGATTTGTGATGACATCGAAAACGCAAAAGAGATTAGAACATTCTATCAAGATCAATCTATCGGTTCACTTATGAATTTATGCAATCTTTTAGATACATTAAAAGATATTGCTAGAGATAGACAGCGCAAATTAACAGGTGACATAGCACAAGCACGTGATAATTTCGCTTCACGTTTAATAGACAGCTTAAAGTTATCAAAGACAGCTAAACGCTCCGAGCATGGAGTAGATACCAAATACGGTACAGCTACTACACGTGAGGAAACAAACTTTGACAAAATTAAAAAGAATGGTCGCTATCTGTTTGACTATACAGAACAGGTAGAAACTTTAATGCAGAAATTAGACGGTGAATTTTTAGGTGCATGGCATGAGTTCTACGAAAATGTAAGATCAGGTGATGTTGCTTATAAAATGGCATTGCGTGATGTTATTAACACTCTTAATCCTGCATTAAATAAAGCTCTATTAAGTACATCAAAAATACAAAACTCTACATTTAGAACTGGGTTTATTAGTAGACAAACAGGTAACGAAATTGTTTTAGGTCAAAACAAATTCAAAGGTGCTACTAACCGTGAAATTATCGGTATTCTATTGCACATGGGCACAAACTTTGAAAAGTTTTTAGACGGCTACATTCGTTCTGATGAGCGTTTTTCCTATGAACAAAACTTAATTCTAAAGAAACAAGCATTTGAAAACTTTTTTAATAGAGCTATTGATGAGGGTTTTATTACTAAAGAAATGCTAGATTTTTGTCAGGCAGTATGGAACACAGGACGAAAGCTAGAGCCACAAGTACAAAAGGCATCTAAAGAATTAAGAGGTTATGCGTTCTCACGTTTAGAGGGTAGAACTATTCGCACTAAATGGGGCGACTATGAAGCAGGATATGTACCTGCGGTATTAAATGCTGACTATGTTTCTGTTAAGTATGATCCTAGCAAGTCATTAGTAGAAAACGTAAACGGTGAGTTACAACAAACAGAAAACGTAATGGGGTTAAAAAATCCTAGCTTTACTAAAGAACGTTCAAAGAGTGCTAATCCTTTAGAACTTGACCCTGTAAAACTTATTCAAGGCTTTGAAAAAGAACTTAGATATATTCACTTACTACCTAAAGTTTTTGAGGCTTATAAATTATTACAGCGTGATGATGTTGTACAAGAGTTAGAACGTGTTGCACCTGATAGGCTTAAAAACGTGTTAGTGCCATGGTTACAAACACTAGCAACAGGTCGGGACCTGACATCAAGCAATATGATTAGTCAATATATAGGTAAGATGTTGACAGGTTCTAGCGGTGCATTGATGTTTATGAATGTTGTAAACACCGTACAGCAGACATCTAACTTATTTACTTTAATACCTAAAGTAGGCTTTGGTTCACTACTTAAAGCTATGGCTATCACTCTACGACACCCTATAAGCTGTGTAGATACCTTTTTACAAACAGCAACAGACGGTCAAAAGATACGCTTAACCGAAATTCACAATCGCTTACAAGAAATATTTGATGAAGTTCGTGTTCCTAGTGGAAATAAAATCAAAGATAAATTTAGTGATATTTCATCATGGATAACACGCAACGCTATGATTATGCAGATTGTGTATCAAAGACGATTAGATGTTATCGGATATATTGCAGCACAAGATTACGGACACAAGCAAGGTTGGAGTGTAGAAAAATCAAATCGCTATGGTGAAATGGTAGTTCGTACAGCCTTTATGTCACCTGATAGAATTGATAGTGGTAAATGGGCTAAGTCAAATGTATGGATCAAATCTATCAATCAGTTTGCGGGTTACTTTGTAAATCAGTACAGAAACTGTGAGGCTGATTTAGTAGTAGCTTATAAGCAATACGGCTTAACTAATCCACAATTCTATTTAAAAGCTAGTTCAGCTATCCTTTTTGATTGGTTTGCAACTTTTGCTAGTGCTGAATTGGTTAATCAGGCTATGGGAACACGTGACCTATGGAGCGATGATGACGACACATTTAATAGTGCATTATGGGAAATTTTCGCAGGTTCATGGTCTAAAGGTTTAGCAAGCTCAATGCCTTTTGTAGGTAAGATTGTAAACACTGGTATTATTGATCCATTATTAGGTAATAACTTTTACAACTCATCATGGTTAAGCACACCTTTATTGTCAAATCTAGCTGTAACAGCTAAGGCTATAACAAAACTTGTATCACCTAATAAAGAGTTAAGAGGTAGTGACATCAAAGGTATCTTAGTAACTCTATCTGTTCTAACAAGATCACCTATCTTTGGTTTTGCAGGTCGTCAAGCAGGTTACACTTATGATTTATACAAGGGAAATGTTAAGCCTACATCATTTACTGATTTAAGTTTAGGTTTAGTAACAGGCATGAAGTCAGAAGATAGTAAAAAATAAATAACGTCAAAAACGTTGATACAATCAAGCAAACAAATATAACGGAGTTACAACATGAGCACCCTTACACAGGCAGAAGTGAATAGTGCTACAAACGCAAATCCAACAAGCACTTACAGCACACTTACAGAAATTATTGCTGATAAATTTATCGGTGAGTTAATAGGAAATGCGACTACAGCTAAGGCTTTACAGAAAATTTGGCGATTACGTTTAGTTGGTGACGTTGAGGGCTATGCTGATTTAAACGCATCAGATGCCGATTTGAAAGTTACTGTAAAACATTCAGAACATGCACACACAGCAGATTTTGTAGGAACAGCAAACTATGCTACTACTACCGCCCTTGCCGATTTGGCAAACTTAGCAACTTTTGCCCTTGAAGCAGGTTGTTTACGTCATTTTGTAATTAAGTTTACAGAAGATAGTGCTATCAAAGGTTCGATGACATGGGATAGTGATACATCAACCGTCACAATGAAGATTGATAAAGTGGACTTGGCAAAGGCAGGTGTAACTTTAGTTGATAATATTACATCAGCTGATACAGAAAAGTTTGACAAAACTAAGTTGTACTTTGATGTTCCTAATTCTGCTTTATGGTTCTATGACAATCAGTCGAACGTTTGGAAAAATTTATTACAGTACATTACAGATTACTTAATAACTCTTACTAATAAAAACACAGAACAGCAAGCGCAGATTGATAAAAACACAGCAGACATTGCAGATTTACAACCTACAAAATACACAGTCTTATTTAACAATAAGACATATTCAATGCGCAACACTCTAATTGACGAGGTGTCAAATGGCTAACGAAAAAGAATGGCAACAAGACATAAGTACAACTGTTGATGCTCATACCGCTAAATTATCGGATCATGAAAATCGCCTTAATCAGGCTGAAACAAACATCGCCGACCATGAAAAGCGTATTGATAATATCGAAACAACATCTGATGTAGGTCAGTTTGCTACACGTATTCAGGCTGTTGAAGAAAAGAATACAGAACAAGACAGTGCCATTGATACTTTAAAGAAAAATGTATCAGATAATTTACAAACAGCAAAGCAATACACAGAAACAAAGCTAGCCGATTATGCCACTAAAACTGAAAACAGTAACACCTTAGAACAGGCTAAACAATATGCTAATAGTAAGGCAGATGATACCTTAGAAAATGCAAAGCAATACAGCAATACTAAAGCAGATGACACTTTAGAACAGGCTAAAACAGATGCCTCTCAAAAATATCTACCATTTACAGGTGGAACTATGGCGGGGTATTGTTTGATAAAACATCAAACAAACGATCAAGCTATTAGTATTATCGGCGGAAATTTTAACGGTAGTCAGTTATATGGAGGTTGCGTTTCATGCCGAGGTATAGATAACACTTATGAAGCAGGTAATGTAACAATACAAGCGGTTAATCCACAAACAAAAAAACTATCAACGCTCATTGTAGGCGATAACAAATTAAATTTTAATGAGCAACATATAGTTAGAAGTGTAAATGGGGTAAATGCCGATGATAAAGGTAATGTTAATCTTACCGATTATGTAAAGTTAGCATCAGCTCAAACTATTTCAGCACAACATAATTTTTCAGCAGGTGTAAAAATCGGCGGTTGTTTAATTACAGTAGGTTAATATGGCGCGCATAAAATTTAATGTAAATGGAACAACATATTCAACTTGGAACCATACAACAAAACTAACTGCTCCTAGTTTAATCTTAAACGATAACGGCACAGTAAGATATACACCTTTGTTTGCTGTAAATAATGGTGCAGAGGCTACATTAGATAATCATTGGTATTACAGATGCGGTGCTTTAGCTATTACACATAACAATACTAAGTACCATGTTGCAATCAGTCGAAGATATACGAACGTGTTATCGGGGACTATCAGTACAACTATTACACATAGTGGTAAAACAGGTACAACTACAACAACTACAAGTAAGACCGTTACTCCTTCTGGTAAACATGATTTTGGCTATCAAACTCTTCCTCCAGGCGGTCACAGCGTTAGCAGTGATGTCACCGTTAATTACGGTGTAACTTTTTTACAGACACCCGCAATTTACATTCACTATGGCGGAACACTTGTAAGCGCAGGCACAAGCTCATGTATAATCAGAATGTACAGCACAGTTGTCAATTCGGGAACATCCTCTTCATACATGAATGCTGGCTCTGTGAATTACTTGCTAACCGTTACAGGTAATGTTACAACAACGACTACAACCTATCCAGACGAAACGAAATCAGCTGTTGCACAAGGTAATTTCAATTATGGTGTGACTTATCCTAGTGTCCCTGATTTATGGACTGATGGCTCTGGTATTGCAGTGTATAACAACAACGGTAACGCATCATGTCACGTATCTAAAACATTAAGCGGTACTGTTGCTTTTGGTAAATCAGCTACTTTATCTCATAATTTCGCAGTAGGTTTTAACGGTGATTTTGGATTAGGCTAATGGAACAGTGGAAGTATTGGAAAAATTTACCTATTGTCAAAATTTCTGACAAAGGAAAAGTTTACGATTGTAAAAGAAATATTCCTTGTAAAACTGAAACGATTAGCGGTCATGTTTACGTTTGGATTGATGTGTTAGGCATCAAAAGATATTTGTTAGCACAAGTGGTCGCTGACACTTGGCTTGACAACCCTAATAATTATCATCTTATCAAGCATAAAGACGGAAACAATCTGAATAATTGTGTTTCTAACTTAGAGTTTGTAGAAACGATGAAAGACACAATCAATCATAAAGACGACAAAAAAAACATTGAACGTTGGAAAGAAAAGATGAAAAGACAACATCAAGCATTTAGGAGTTTGTAATGTTTTATACAATAAGTTTAAAAGAAAATAAGATTGAAAAGAAAGATGAAATTTTTTACTTTGAAATGGCACAATCTTATGAACTTACAGATTTAGGCATAAACAAAATCATCTATAACGAAGATGCAGACGAATACAAGTACTTTGACAATACAAACAAAGAGCTTGATATAGAGCTTAACGAGTATCAAAAAACAGTACGAGATACAATCTTAACTACATTCCATTCTCTTTTTGATGCTGATGCTTTATTGCGATTAAGACAAAGAAAAATATATGACTTAAAAACACAATGCACTTTTAATAATTACTGTGATGTAAATTGTAATTTTATGTCTAGCTTTGGTGTTCTGTTACAAGGTGACAGACAACACATTGATTATTACAAGAACTTGTTAAATTACACAGAAAATAACATGGTAATTACTGATGTGACAGGCGAACAACAAGAGGTCACAAAAGAACAACTTAACACAATTATTGAAGAGGCTACAATTAACTTAGAGTATCAGCTAAAACAGCAACAACAAGCTATCGCTGACCTAAGCTCTTTAGCTGATGAACAGTCAATAGAAGAGTACAAGGCGATTATTACACCTTATAATTTCTTTAGCACTAATGACAATCAACCTGATATTGAAGATATTAGAATTAAAGTTAAAAACGAATTGATGTACCCACAAACATTATCAGACGGTTTACTTGAATTGTCCGATCAATATGAAGCAACAAATACAGAAAATCAGGATGCAATTATTGAATTGTCAGATTTAGTTTGTGAGTTACAAGAAGAAGTTAAAAAATTAAAGGCAAAACAAGGAGCTTAGAATGAACACTTTATATTATCGTTATGTAATTATGGGGAAACGTACCGTTGATAGTATCCCCGCATCAAGACGTGATGCTGTAAAAAAAATGCTAATTGAAAATGGTTACACAATAAAAGATGACGGCACCGTTTATAAATCAGGTTTACCTGACACAGAAAATTAGTGTATAATACGCACGATGTTTCATAGGTATAGGCACTAGCAATAGTGCCTTATCTTTTTTTACAGCTTACCGTTATTACAGGCTTTGTAAGCCTCCCACAAGCAAATAACTACAGGTATCGAAAGTACAATCACAGCTATTGCACGATCGCTTAATCCTAGTAAGTATTTAGCACCTATCCATGCAAAAATAAAAATAATTACACATATCACAGCGATAATTTTTGCTGTCATTTCATTCATTTTACTAAACCTTTGATAGTTTTTCTTAAATTTATATCATAATTAAACGTACAAAATCTGCTATTTTGTTTAATAAAGAAAACAAAAATAGGAGAATACCATTATGCTTGATTATGACACGCCTGCTACCGTATCTCAACATTTTTATAACGGCATTATGATACGTGCTCACGTTCACTCTGAAAACGGCACAATATGGCTTGTAGGCGCTGATGTATGCAAGGCTTTACAGATAACTAACCCTAGCTACGTTGCGAGTAAACTAGATAAGGCTAATGTCAAACGTCATTTCTTAATCAATTCACAGGGAAAACAGCTTGTTACATGGTATTCACCACGAGCTATTTATAAACTCTGTCATCAGTCCAAATCCACACGTGGTTTAGATTTTCTTAAGTGGTACGCATCAATTCAAGCTGATTATGTACTTATTCCACGTGAAACAATGCTTAAACTCTTCGATATTTTAGAAAAGATGAAAAAATTTATCTAACTTACATCATACTTATAGCTTACTTATACCGTCCTTACAGCTACTCTTTACGTGTTGAATAAATCAACATTTTTAATCCATACATTCAAATATAAGGAGTTTATTATGGGTGATTATGCTAGCAAAGGCTTAGCAAACGGTGTAGGTATTCCTGCACTTGTTCTAGGCTCATTAGGCTTTTTACAGTCAGGCGGTTTAGGCGGTATCTTTGGCGGTAATCAGTCAGCTATGGCTTGTGCTATGAATAGCGGTGCCGTTGCTGTTATGGCTGAAAAGGATGCTGAAATTGGTCAATTAAAGGCTGAAAAGTACACCAACGATGAGGTCGCAAAAACTTACATCGCACTACATTCAGAACTAGGCAAAGTAAGTGACAGGGTAAATGATTTAGCTTTAAGTACTGAAAAGCGTTTCGGTGCCGTTGATTGTCAGCTAGGTGTTATGGCTACTGCCACTAACAATGCTATTCAGGCTCTGCAAAATACAGTAAATCATATTACTAATACTGTAATTCCGATTAGTGCTATCTGCCCCGAGGCAATGCCACGTTATAACACATGGACAGCACCAACAGCAGAGGCTCCAAACACACAGCCTGTGACCGTTCAAACTAGAGCTAATAAGGCTTAGGAGTAACGTATGAAAATCAGTGTAGAAAATTTTACAAAAGCTATTGATAAATGGGTAAACAATGATCTTTTATCAAAAGGATCACCTTTTCAAAAAGGGCTTACCTGCTTTTTGTACTTACAAGGCAAAGGCAAGATACAAGATATGCTATCTAAGCTATCTGTCCTTGCTGATAGTGAGGGTAATTTTAACTACACTGATTTACAGAATAACCTTGTTAAATCATTTGACCTTATGGGAACTGAATTTGCAATCCCTGTTATCGGTTATAACTTTGATAGAAATGATTTAAACAAGATCTTTGAATATTGCAAGGAGTATTTAGTAAATGACTAACGAACATATTACAATGTCTGATACATTACGTAATGCTGAAAATATGGCTGTTTGTACTATCAATTACTTGTATGAAGATACAAAAGATGATGAATGTTTAAGCTGTGAGGAAATGCAAAAATTAAAATACGCACTGCAATCACTAAACGAAATTCATTGTCTGAAAGATAAAATCAAACAGACTAGAACTTTATAATTTTTTATAAAAAGTTTAAAAAATTTAAGCAGAAATTATAAAAATTTATAGCAAAATAAAAATCGTGCCTATGTGTTTTAGACGATAAGCACGATTTTCTTTTGTACAAATTCCGATAGAGTTTAACTTTAAAAATGGCAGAAAAGGCAGGAAAACAGGTGTAATACCTGCACTCTGATAGGTCTAGTATGTTTCAATTCCGTGCCATGCACACCGTAAAGCACGGTTATAACATTTCAGATTTGCGCCCCTGAGAACAAGCCCACAACGCCTGAATTTTGTCATAGTCCTATTTTCTTTTTTAGTTCTGATACATCAAGGTTGTGAACTGATGCTATTGTTTGCACGATGATCTCTTGACGTTCAGCATCTAACATTTTCCAGGCAACTTTGTAACATTCTTTTTCATAGTCAATGTTTTTCGCTTTGTCTTTCAGTGCTTGCAGCATCTCACGTGCTTGATCGTCTGTATTGGCTTTTAAGCGTGATTTTGCAACATTTTCTAGTGTGCCATATTGTTTATTTATCTGCTTTTTGGCTAAAGGTCTTGTATATCCTAGCAATCTAAAAAAATCAGATTGTGTAGGAAAATCAATATTATATACACTTATCATTTATCTAAAATCTCATATAACTATATATGTATATGTATAGTATAGCTCACATCAAAATATTTTCAAATAAAAATTTTCTTTAAATTCATATAGTTATATAATGTTTTATAAAATAATTGTAATATTTATAAAAATATTGTTTGACATATAAAAATATTGCATCTATTATATAAACAACGAAAGGCAATAAAGCCTTAGCAATTAACTTAATGGGGATAAAAAATGAAATTTACATATACAAAACAAGTTGAAATAAGCATTAAAGATGCAATGGAAAAAGCAAATGAATATCTAAAGAGTAAAGGCTATGAATATGTTTTTTTTTGATATTGTTAAATCTGAAAAAACTGAAACGACTATTTATTTGTACGCATGTTATATGCAAGAAAGATATAAAGTATCTGCTACTTTAGAATACAGCTTTTTTGAAAAAAGTTTGGCAAGGTTTTTAAAAGAAATATATGAAGAGGTTGAATAAATGACACATGAACAGGCTATCAAGCTAACTCTAATGATTGTCGCATCTAATGCGATCGTTACTTATGTTTTATTAACTTTAATTAAATAGGAATTTTAAAAATGAAATTAAAAGAATTAGTGCCATTACTGGCAGTGTACGCACGTGTTCGTATTTATGACAGCGATGGGCATATTGTGAAAAACATTAACGATATATCACGCCTTGATATGTATTCAGTCAATGGGGTTTGTTGTTGTGATCTTCTAGTACAAGCTATTCAAGCATATAAAAAAGATAGCTATGGACGTACAAGATTAGATGTCGTTGTTTTTTGATTAAAAAAGGTGTTTTTTATGAAATATCAAATTACTTTTAAAGCTAAGAAAGCTATTGAACTTTTGTCAAAGTTAAACAAATCAGAATTTTTTGATTTACTTAATGAAGAAGAACTCTACTACATCAATACAAATGTAGCAACAAGAGCTATTGAGATGCTTAATTATAAATTTACTAATGAAGAGTGTGATCCATTACCTAATGATTATAGCTATGAGCGTATTTTTGACACAAATCAAGCAACTTGGGATTTTTGGTGTATTTTTACGCATGATTTTTATAGCGGTCACAACCCTTTTTATTATAAATCATGGGATTGTGCTCAGGATCAATGGGCATCAGCAGGATCTAATAACTTTGAATTTGAGACTTATAAAATATGCCAAATTTGTTTGAGCATGGGCGAAAAAATGGAATTTGATCATGCTTGTGATAATGATGATTACGATACACAAGAACGATTAGAAGACTTAGCACAAGATCGTTATACATCAAGCATCGAACTAATCGGAAAGGCTTTTTATAGCATTTTAACATCTTTGGATTTGCTAACTGTAAAGGAAATTACAGAATAAAAAAGGCTTTAAAGCTATAAAACTTCAAAGCCTTTGAGTAAAACAATGAGCCTTAATAATAGCACATTAAGGCTTATAACATCAACTAGAGAGAGTAAGACAATGACTACATTCAATTTTCTAACAGGTAAAGCATACAAAGCAGGATCAGATATCGATAATGCTTTACAGAAAGCAATTAAAGATCGTAAATTAGAATTTACAGGATTTGCAACAATCACACAAGCAAGAAAGCAATTTATCAAAGTCAAAGCAGGCGCAAAAGGTATCAAATGTTCGATCACTATTGCAGGCGGTCAAGTTAGATATTTTTATTTGTTTTCTATGCAAGATTTTACTACTTGCATTGATAAAAGATCACAGCGTGCACAGAAAGCAGACCCGAACAGCGATCAACATGATCGTATCATTAGATATGCTTTACCAGGTAAAATGACAGATAAAGAAAAAAATGCGTTAATTGCAGCAGCTCACAATTTGACCGAACAAAGTCAAAAAGATGCGATCAAAAGACACAAAAATATGTATGATACATATATGTATGATGCTAACGTTGATATTGATACGTACAAAGTTGATATTCATAGACGTAAACATGAATTAGAAGATTTGCAGGCGCAAGCCCAGACATCTGGAATTGATTATACTCAATGCGGTTACGATACGCATTTAAATATTTATGATTATAATTTGCATAATGCGACTAACGTCACATGTTAAGATAAATTTACATAACTCTATATAAATATATTGACAATTACATAATTTTATATATAATGATTTATATAGAGTTTAATTTTATGGAGTAGTAAAAAATGGTTAAAAAAGTAATATCTGACGGGTGGCACGAACAAAAAGACGGTAGCAGCATTTACACGGAAAACGGTATTATCATTAGAGCTATTAAGCGTGATCGTAATGGTGAGTTTGTGCCTGCTAGTGTATATAAAAGCGTTTCTAGCACTAGCATGACCAGTGTCTGCGACTTAAAATATTCAACTTTTAAGAGTTCTCACTTGTATTGCGTAAGATAAAAAAATGGGGATAAAAAAATGAATATTGAAGATCTTTATCAAATTTCAGGCGAAAACGGTTTGGTCACTAAGCTTGAAAAAGTAAAATTTACACCTTACTTTTTACATTTAATACCAGACGGCTGCAACTCAGAACATGACAATTTTGTCAAAATTGAAAGCATACAAGATGTATTAGATGCATCTAATTGTGATTGCTTTTTTGCAAATCTTTTAGATGCTTTGAGTGATGGTGATTTTTTAGAAACTATTGAAGATAAGGCATCACAAACAGATATTGAATTAACATACACCTTTTTACAAAGTTTTGGAAGTAAACAAAAAGCAAATATTGTATATAAGTATGCGTATCCATTTACCGAAAAGGATGAAATAGAACAGCAAATATTTTTATCAAATAATTGTTAAATCTAGATAAACTAAAAAAGGCGGTCAAACGATCGCCTTTTTTTGTTGTCTTTAAATGGTGCATTGTATAAGCTAATGAGCTAATGAAAGTGAAAAGTATATATATGTGTATGAAAAAATTTGACAACGTTCGTGCAAATGGATATAACAATGACTAGCTAATGAGCGCGCACACGTCTTTATATTTACACTTTAACAAAACATAAACACATCTAATCACCAGTATAGCAACTGCACCAGGTCACTTACATATACGCTTATATCTATACTCATACAGACAACGAAAAGCAGGTAAAAAAATAAAAAAGGTAGGAACAAAAAAGTAAAAAACAAAAAAGGTAATATCAATCTTAGAAAATGCTTTGATTTTCGATTTCATTCTTAAGTCTGCTAGCACTGCTGCTGTTCTGTTTGTTCTGCTTGTCTATTGTGTTCTGTTCCAGGTGTTGTCATGGTGTTAATGCTCATATTCAACTTTATACCAACGCTTGCGATGCTTTATCCTATCTACCTTTGAGAAAATGATTAAATAAATTGCGACCATGTTTGTGACCTTTTAAAGTTTTTGCGATTGCTTTTGAGTGTGCTTTTGCGTTCCGTGTTATGGAAAGTTTCGGTAGCCCTGTGCTAACGGCTGTTGCGTGGTGCTAACAGATGATGATTTGTACACCCCATCGCCCCCAAACGCACGCTCGAACCTCTATATTACCCCACGTAAAATTTTTTGTAATTTTCAAATTTAGCCCCATACAAATTTTTTTTGATTTTTTTAATTCATGCCTCTACGTAAAAAAACGTTTTACCTAAATTTACTGAAATATCAAAGTGATAAATAGTAAGCGTTTAAATAAAGTAAAGCAGATGATTGACAATGTTAAAACACTATACTACTATATACACATAAACGAAGTCGTTTATTTGTATTAGTTGCTATTAGCTAATAGGTTTAAAGGTTTAATCGTTTGCTCTTTTTTTTCTTTTTACCTATTAGCTTACAAATAAGGGTATGGTGTAAAGGTAGCACAAAAGGTTTTGATCCTTTTAGTAGTAGTTCAAATCTGCTTATCCTTGCCATTCTTTACTTATGAGATGCTAAGAAAAATATGAGTTACGGGTGCGACTGTATTTGTGTTTTGATTGGCATTTCATAAGTACAGAATGAGTTTTTTTAATTGATATGTAACGTTCTTGGATCGCTTATTCTGTACTCTTTGAGATGTTGCAAAAGGCTTGCCCGTGAGCCTGCAATCACGGTGCACCAGTTTTTTTTACTTAAGTCCTAGTTGATATTCACTAAAAGTGATAGACATTGTGACCCCTTTCCCTATTAAGGGGTTAAGGGGTATTTTTTTATGTTTAGCTTAAAGAATTGCTTATGGGCTGTATCTGTATTAGCTAGTGCTTATATAAGCTATTCTTTTACATCTTCACACTATCAATTAAAAGTAGCTGAATATGAAAAGAAACAAGCGCAGGTGCTTAATCAGGCTTTAGAAGATAAGGCTAAAAAAGAAAATGTTTTTAACGGAGTATTAGCAGATGCACAAAGTAATATTGCGCTTGACGTTCAACACATTACATCTACTTATAATCGGTATCATTTTAATGGGCTGTTTAGTGATACTGACAGCGTGCACACAGACACGACCGATAGCGGTCAAGGCTTGTCCACAGATACCACAACTACCAAAGCAATTTCACAAAGTACCTGTAAATGCCCTGGAAAAGACAAAGCAAAACTTCAAAGACTTTATGAACAACAATTAGTAATTGCGCGTGATTGTGACATCACCGCAACTTATTACAACAATTTAATTGATTTATACAATGGAGTAAAACAGTGACAATGTATGAATGTTTTTTAACTTTAGCAGCACTAGGTGCTTACATGGTAGCAATTCTATTTTGCGCAAATTTTCTTTCTAAGTCATTTGATAAGTGGTGCAAATAATGTTTGCTTTTTATCTAATTATTGTTTGTGCCTTATGTTTAGTTTTCTTATCTGTTGCCTAATTTCAGCACTAATGCTGATGATAGGTCATTTATTAGCGGAGTTATATTGGAGTTATTATGACTGATACTGTTTTTAATCCAAAGCATTATATGCAGGGTTCACATGAATGTATTGACGAAATTAAGGCTATGCTTAGTCCTGAAGAGTTCAAAGGCTTTTTAAAAGGTAATGTTATCAAATACAGATACCGTGCTAACCTAAAGAATGGCAAGGAAGATTTAGCTAAGGCAGATAACTATGCTTACTACTTAATGCACGGCTGTTTTAAAAAGGTAAAAGATAATGATAGCGTTAGTGATAATTCTAATAATGATCCTGTGCCTGATGTATTTGGATATATTATAAATAATTCTAACAATCTGCTTTCTGGGTTAGAAAAATTAGATCAGGTATTTAAGCATTATAGATTTAGAGATACCTATAGAGGCAAAAAGATTACAAATGATAAAGATTTGATGTCTTTTAACCTGTTTGATGCCTTAAAGCAAATCGTGCCTATTGCTGAATTAGTAGCGCAGATGTACAGACAAAAAGATATTGATAAAAACACTGTTACAACTTTAAGTTACATTTCTAGACACATATGCACAGGTAGTGCAAGGACTATTGATAAAGATGATCCTGATTTCGATAAATTTCTAATTGTCTTTAAAGATAAAAGCAACTTGCATTTAAAAGTCCTTCGTGGATATGATTTTTTAGATGTATTTAAACCTGACAATATTTGCGCATGGCAAAATGTTTATGTAGATAAAGAGTAAAAAAAAATAACGGTAGCCTTTATGACTACCGATTTATACTGTTCCAAAACTCCTTTTATGGTATGTTCCGAAACAGTCGATTTATACAGTTCCTAGATAAACAAAAGGCTTTACACCTTTATTTTTTCACAGTTTTCAGACACCTCGCAAGCATCACCAACGACAGCATTAAACTCTTCAACCTCTTGCTGCCATTGTTCCTTGTTAGCCTTAATCTTACGCATAACCTTAAGATACTCATACATTAAGCTATTCTTGCTAATTCCAAAAGCAAAGTTATTATTTTTTGATACAAGCTCACGAGTAGTAACCATGTTTAAATCAGGCTTACAAAAAGTTGCTTTAGCGGCTGCGTAACCAGCCTCAAAGTTATTAGTCTGTAGCTTTTTGATAGCCTCTTCTGAATATGTCTTACGTGCATTTGCTAATTGCTCACGGCACTTTCTAAAAGCTAATAAAAGTTCTACCTTGAAATTTTTAGTCTGTTTGTTGTTACGCATTGAGCAAATAACAAAGCAAGCTTGATCGTAATTTAAGGTAGCGATTTTAAAACGCTGTGTGCCTGACTTTGTTTTTACAGGGTTCGTTTCAAACGAGACCTCACCGAAATGCTGTATTGCATCCAGGTTGTCATTAACAATGCGTATCACATCTTTATGTGCTCTGTTAGCCCATTGTGAGATAGCAAAAGTAGTTGTAACAGCCTGACCGTTTTTAACAAAAGCTAAGTTTGGCATAACGCAAGGTTGAATATTATTCTGCATTTAATTTTCCTGTATTTAAAGATTTTCTAAATGCCATAACAAAAGATTATGGCGGTGAGTGCTAGAAAATACGAAACACAGAACGTACGGTGCTTATTCAATATATTCACACCACACTCACCATGCAACAGATACAGCTATACTAAGATAGTGTATTTATAAGGTGGGATATGATCTACTGACGTGTAAATCTTCCGCTGCGTTTATTTGTATGTGTTTTCTAGGCACACTTAGAATATAGAACAGCTTTATAGATTTTGCAAGCGAAATTTTGAAATAAAACCATTTTACTGACATCAGTAAAATGAAAAGCCCCTGCAAAGTTGAAAAACAGGGGCTTTATAGGAGGTCATCTTTGAAAAAATCTAAGTAGTGATTTTATTTAGAGTTGCATCAACTACTAGCAACTAAAAACTGTCCCTAAGTGCGCCCTGTTTTCTACAGGTGAAAAGGGTCCTATTATTAGAAAACTGTACACTCTTTTTACGTTAGAAGTGAGAGAAACGGCAAAAGCGATACTAACACGCCCCTGCAATGCTCATTTAGTCGTGATTTCGTTCACGACTTTTAAACGTTGCCTGGTCGGATAAACGACATTGCACTAGGTGCATGAGCTGTACTCTTATGTGCAATAGTAATGTTGTTTCTTATGCGACACATTACCGAACCGCTAAAAACTGGCGGGTGTTGTAGGATTTGAACCTACGAACCTTTATAAAAAGATTGCCTGCTTAGTAGGCAGGTGTTATCAACCACTCAACCAAACACCCATAACATCTGTTTTTTTTGATAGACGTGAAAAGCAGCTTAAAAAACACGTTTTATGGAGTAATTAAAATATTAGCTATTATGCCTATTTTTAACAATCAAAATCTTTTGGGTAGTTTTAATATCATTCATCATTTTTTATCTTCTCTTTTATAACTTATTGTTGCTGCTGTATTTAGTTTAAATGGATTTTTAGTATCTAAATCACTCCATTGTGCTTTAGGTAAAGTTATATGATTTTTTATTACAGGCTCTTTACTATCTTTAATATAAATAACACATTCAGAATTTTTAACTCTCATTTTTTATCTTACAGCCTCTTAAAATCTTTTATTTCTATACCTACCTCTTCTAACATTGTTTGAAACAAATAATCAAAAGGATATGTACAAACATTAAAACTCATTTTAATTAAAGGCACAGTGTCATTATTTACAAGCTCTTTTATCTCATAAAATTCTAAGACACCATCATTTAGAAACTTATACGTTTTAGTAAAAAGAAATAATCTTTCTTTATCTTTACTATCAATAACCTTGTATGTATATCTCATTGTTTATCACTCATTTGCTGCTTCATTTAACTTTTGTACGAAGCCACTGATAACGTTCGGCAAAGATATTTTTTTACCGTCTTTAGAACTAAGCTCTAACTCCACGTCAAAGTCCTCTAAGATAAATTTCAGTACGAAAATTTCTAAGTTAGTTAATTGCACATTATATGTATCAGTCGATTTACTCATTCTTTTATTCCTCTGTAACTACAACTTTTTTTATGCGAACTTTGTTTTGACGACCGACAACATCTTGAATTTTATACTCCCATTCGGGGTTATGATTTAAAATAATTTTTCTAATCTCTCTTAATGACATTTTTTCAAATTCTGGCTTTAATTTTTCCCTTGCAATCACCCCAGTAATTTCTACAATAGTTTTAATCTTAATCATTTTCAACCTCGACTCCAAAAGGTAACCATTCAGCACCAACTCTAATTTCATAATTATTAAACAAATGTATAGGTGACATACCATTAACAAAAAGCACCTCGTTTGTTTCTGCATCTCTATCAATCATTGTAATAATTAAATGTGTTATTTGATTTTTATTGATATTTCTAATAAAAATATCATTGCCAACGCACATAAATTGATGTGCACTTCTATTAACTTTGTTTAATGATTTTTCAAGTTCATTGATAGTTTTAAAGGGTCTATACTTCTTTTTTTGGCTTATCCTCTTTGACTGCATCTAATGGTAAAAAGAAAGAATACCTATTTGTTGGAGTACGAAAACAAAAAGCATGATCATCAAAAATTTCTACAATCCTTCTTGTGCGGTTATTTTCTGTTTTTAACTCTTCTATTTCATCAGCAAAATACCCCTCGTCTCCAACCTTAACATCATGTCTGTTGTACCAGGACTTTACGTCTTTTATATCAAAGTTCATTTTTGTTTACCTCTTTCTGCTCTGTCATTAGTTTTAATAATTCCATTCTCCTTTTATAACTTTTATAATCTTTTGATGTTTCCTCATAAGTAACTTCTCTTCGTAAATCCATTTCTTTTTGGATGCTATCATTAAGTTTTTTGTCATATTCTTTTTCGTTACCTATCATGTTACAAAAACTTTCTCTTGTAATGTCCCATGAACCACTTAATGGCAAACAAACTCCGATTAGTTTTGAATTTATGTATCTTTTATTAACAGTCATTTCGATAAAAAGATCGTTAAAGGCTTTATCTATAAAAGCAAAATATTCTTTAACTTCTTTAGGAAGAGATATATAATCATTTTTCTTTATTAAGAAATGTATTACTCTATCTGATTGTTCCACAATTTCTTTAACAAGTAATGTTTCTTCTCTTGTCATTCTTTACTCCATAAAATCATTCTTAATATCACGTACACCTAACTTGTATAAAACATCAAACTTAATTGTGCGTTTAACTATATCGCTGTTGTAATTAGCTTGTGAATGAAACATGACTAAATCACCCTCAACACAAGCACAAAGCATTAAGCCGTGTAACGCTATAAAACTTCTGACCGTATTACCTGTATTTCTTTTTGCGTTTGTTGCAAATTGTTTATTTGAGCAATAGCATTTATTAAACATGTCAGGTGTTACTTGTTCATAATTAAAGCTATAATCAAAAAACTCATCTAAGTATTCTTTAATATCTTTATTACCTGTAAAATATCTGATATTCTCATCACAAAGTTTTTCGTCTAAATCAAAGATATGACCTGCATAATAAAACTTTAAAGAATGACTAAGTATAGGTTGATTACTAAATCGAATGCCTGCCTCATATAAGATACTGCGCAAAGTTAAATCTATTTCGTTTGTCATTGTTTTACTTTTCCTTAAATTATTTAGAATTAAGTTCTTTATCTCTTAACATTCTTTTCATACTATAAGTAGGCATTGATGAATGTTCTACTCGCTCTAAACGTTCACTTAGTTTAAACATAAGCTCTTTCCAATAAGCAATATCATTGCATAGATAATCAATATGATTGTCAATTCGTTTTGCTTGATTTTCCACACGTTCTAGCCTAGCCTTTATACTAGGCTTTCTTTTATTTAATATATATTTAATCAAACGGATCATCTTCTGTCTCCAGTTCAATAAATACAAGCTTTTCATTAAATGAATGATGATTAGTCAAAGTACATTCAATGCCTTTTATATCTGTTATGTTGTATCTTTTACCTTTACATTTAATAACAATAGCCAAGTTACCTAAATCTTTTGGTGTACCCTCTCTACCTCTTGATTTTTCTTTTGTTTGCTCTAACGCTTTAATTAAAGTATCAACAGTTGCAAATGCTTTCATTTTTTTTATTCCTCGTTTTGTTCAAAATATTTTTTTAACTTATTATCTAAATCACTATATTTTTTTTGCTCATCTGATGTATCAACATCATAGTTAAGTTGATCGCTTAGTAAGTCAAAATAATATTCTTTGACTGCTTGATGAATTAAAAGCAACTCATCACCTGTTAAATCAACTGTCATTTAAAGCACTCCACACCAAACAAGAATGATATGACCGATACCAAGACCTAATGCACCTGCAACGATTACAAAAAAAAGTGCACTACACAAAGCTAATATACCAATTAAATCGTTCATTGTTTCTAAGCTCCTGTGCTGCCAAAACCACCTGCACCACGTTCGCTATCTTCTAAGCTATCAACCGCAATAGCATCATCAATATCAGCTAACTTAGCTATTACTAATTGAGCAATGCGATCGCCTTTTTTAATCCTTGCTAAAGCACCAACAGAATTTAAAATTACAGCAATTTCACCTGTGTAACCGCTATCAATTACACCTGTTAAACAAGCAATTCCATTTTTATTTAATGAGCTACGCCCCATAATAAAACCTACATAGCCTTTTGGTATTTCTACACAAACACCTAATTTAATACGGGTTGTACCGCCACAAAAAACTGCATTGATAGGTGAGTACAAATCAAAGCCAGCATCTTCTCTGTGTGCTCTTGTAGGTAACTTACCGCCGTTTAATACTTTAAATTTTAAATTCATTGTTCTACTTTCCTAAATCGTTAAATGTTTTGTTTTCAATCATCTGTGTTAATGTTGCAATCGGATAACCCTTATGCGCAAACCATCTATAAAACTTCGTATAAGAAACTCCGTAATACTCACATAACACTTTTAAATCTCTAAATTTTTTTCCTTTATGATCGGTAACTCCCTTATATCTAACATTCCTGGCATAATAGCTTGTTGTAGGCTCTTCGTTAGGATATTTACGAGCAATAATATCAATAGCAAGCATTGCCTTTTTTACAGAACCTAATCGCTTTAATCTGCCTAGAAAACCTTGATAATGCTTTTCAGCTCCGTAACTTCTCAATAAATCTAAAACGCATGAATACATCTTTTGTGTGAATGGATCAATGATTGTGCGCCAACGTTTATTTTGAGTTGATCCTGCTTTTTTGCTGTATTTTGCTTGTGATTTACCTGTAATCTTTTTAGCCTTTTTAAAACTTGCACTTAACACTTCGGCTTTAATATCAAATTCTCTTACAGCGTTTTTTAAAGCGTCTAGGTAAGGCAAATGATAGTCAAGCATATAATCCTTAGTAAGTTGCTTGATAATCTCACCTTTATGAGTTATCAATGCGTTATAGGTCCTATATCCAATCATTACTATTCCCCGACTAGCTTTAGTAAGTTTTGATAAAAGTGTGTTGTTGCATTGTCAAGTAATCTGTAATACTGATTATCATCAAAACCTAGTCTTTCTTTGATAAATCGTGTATTAAAATTATGCACGTATTTATAAACAATCAGCCAATGCTCACGAGCAGATGTTTGACATACCTGTGTTACAGCCTTATCAATCATCATTAAATCGTTTTCGTCAATATCTAAATATCTTTTTGACTTACTATCCCATATAGCACTGGTACGGCTGTAACCTAACTTAGCTATTTCGCTACGTTGCCATAATGCCCATGCTTGAAGAAATTTAGCAGGTACAGTGTGTAGTGCTATCAACTCTTTAATCTTCATTAGATAACCTCTCACAAACGCTGTCTAAATAATCTTTATTCAGGGTCAATCCTAAGTCGCTTAAATCATCAGAACTCATTACAAAGCTCAAACAGAATGACTGACCTTTAATCACTTTCTTATTCAGAATTACAGTATCAATAAAGCGATCATCTTCAATTAAACATTCTGATTTTGTCCAACTGTCAAACAATCCTTTCAAGCGATTATCAGCATCACGTGTACGGTTATCAGGAAACACTAGCGTAACGTATGCTGTAACGTTACCTTTGATGATAGGCAACTTGCCTTTACGTAATAAGTTACGGCTAGCATTGATCCAACGGTTATAGTTTGTAGAGTTTTTTAATGCGCCTTTCTTTTTGGAGTTTGCATACATACAAGCAAAGTTAGGTGTTACTCTTGTATTCTCACTGGGTGGAATAGGCAAAATAACCTCACGTCCCTTTACCTGTTTTCCCTGAATGGTAACTGTACATTCACGTTGCCCATAATTATTAAGCATTTGCTTTGTTTCCTTTGCGTAATAACGCATTGATTAAATCTGTAATACCATGTTTTTTGTTAATTTTAGGTTCGGTATCAGGTGCTTTAACTTCGTTTGAAATTTGCTTAACAGTATCTGTCTTAAGCGGTAAACGTGGAGCACTACCAATCATGCTGTAGTAATCATGTGCTAGCTTACGGCAGGTGTTATAGTCACCGATATAACGCACACGTGGACGTCCGTTAGAATGAAAAAATCCGCCTAAGCAGCAAGCCTTTGTATCAAAGCCTCTAGCGTTTACGTAACTGTCGATAAAAGCCTTACGGTCGAATGGGTCACTTTTTGCTGAATGTGTGCCATACTCACAAATAGTGTTAAAGCATTGCTTAAAAGCAAATACAGCTCTAGGGTCATCAGTGATAATATCAGCATAGCTATCAATATCAGCGTTTAAAGCGTTGTACCATTTGTTAGCTTTAATCTTTAGTAATTCATCATCAACCCCATACATACGCTTAATTTGCTCAACAACATCTGCGATTGTAGGTGCGAATTTTGATGTTCTAAGAGTTAGTGCTAAAGCACGTTCAATATCTTCAATTTTGAAATCAGCTAGTGATTGAAAAGTTAGTTTGAGTGTTTGGTCGCTAGGCACTTTATTAAACATACCTTGAACGTTAGACCATATCTCAATAAATTTTGGCAAGTCGTTTGTAGTCATTGTTTTACTCCATAATTCTGTAAAGCGTTTTGTTGTCGTTTTACAGTGTAGTACTATATTAAAACACTTTCTGCCTCCACGTCAACAGCATTTTCAAATTTTTTTTGTAAATCGTCACAAGTTAGCATATTAGCAATAGTTTTTGCTCTTTTGTTAATGTTTGACTGACTTAAAACATTAGGCTGTTTTGTAGCAGAAAATCTAACGCTAGGAGCTGAATTAGCCTTAAGCCAGTTACTACACCAACTAGCAACACGCCCTTTTACAGATTTAACAGGTTTATTGTTTTTATCTTTCCAACCGTTAGGCTGATAGTATAAAAAGAAATTCTCACTTTCTAACTTCACATCTAAAAAAGCTAAGTTTGGGTGATCGCTAATATGGCGATTTACAAAATCTGAAAAGTAAGGGATAACCTCTTCTATAGACTGAGGAAGATTTGCTATATTTATATGGGTAACGTATATGGGTAACGTATGAGTAGAAGAAACAGATCTTTTAGGCTGTTCTACTACTGTACTATTTTGCGGTAGGGGGGCTTTTTGGGGTGTTCCGGAACAGTCATTTTGGGTGGTCTGTAATAAATCATATACTTTTTGTGTAAGGGTAATGGTCCTAGTCGTTTTGTTATTTATTAGTTTTGTTTTTGTTTGTATAAAATTCTCACTTTTTAGATGTTTTAAATGTCTTAGTAACACTTTTTCACTTATGCCAAACTCTTCAAAAGCACGATCACGTGTGTAGTATGCAACACCGTTGCTTTTTTTCATGGTGCACAAATCTATAAAACGAGCTAATAGGAACTTATCACCTAAGTTTAAAGAGCTATCCTTAGCCATTTCAGCTGTTAAATAAAGAATATTTGAACTCATAAAATTTTCTCCATGTTTAAATCAAACGTTTTACGAATGTTTGAATTATAGGTGCACCTTTAGACGTTAGTCAAGCAAAAAGATGTTTAATCATGTTTGATTATGTTTCATTTCTTTACTATACTTAAGATAACTTAAATCCCTTTATTCATGGAGTATCTTATGGCACAGTTAGCAGACGATTTAGTTGATAGAATAAGAAAAAGATTAGACATTACAAAGACGTCAAAAAACAGCGTTAGCTTTACGCTTAGGAGTAGCACGATCAACTATATGGACATTTTTTAGTGGTAAACATGAGCTAACGCTTAATAATGAACAGTTAGAAAAGTTAGCAGGCTTCTTAGATGTTCCAGTATCAGCTTTATTTAAAAATGACACGACACGGATATTTGGCGTGTGTAAATTTGATCCTGTTTTATTTAAGTATGAAACTGTATCAACTCTTCCACCTGTGATAGCAGATGTTGAATACTTTGGTTTAAAGGATAAGTCAAACTATAAAGCAATCGTATCAGAGTGTGAATATGGAGCTATCCTACAAGGTGATGTGCTGCTGATAAGTTTAGATGAAGAACAAAAGATTGTATCAGGTAAACTCTATTACTTAGTATTAGATGATCAAGTTTGCATAAGAAAACTAAGGCAAAATCCCTTTTCAGAAACAATAGATATTTTAGATAGTTCAGATAAGATTGAATATACTTTACATTTTTAGAGAACTAAACGATAAAGTTAAGCGTTACTATCAAATTCTAATGATTGAACGTTTTACTAATTAAAACATTTTTTAAACTTAATTCTTAGATAAATCATAGCCTTAGCTTGCTGTATGTGAGTTAAGGCTATTTTTTTTAATCAAACATATTGCAAATGTTTTACTACTGTTTTACTATGTACACACTACATCAAACGAATGTAGTTGATAGTTAAAACATTAAAGGTAAAACAATGACTAATCAAGAAATCTACAAAGCATGGGCTAAAGAACAAAAAGCAAAGGCTTTTGAGTTCTACAAAGATCCTTTTACAGGTGAAATGCCTGACTGTAACGCTATTGCATATATGCACAAAACACATATAGGCGGTAGCACAAACAGCGCAATTTTAGGTGTTAATCGTTATAACGATATAAATGGAGCATATAACGATATGCTTACATTTTCGGAAAACAAAGATGCGTTTGCACTTAGAAGAGGTCACTACTTAGAAAAGTTCGTGGCTGATGAATTTTCAGCTATTACAAAGTTAAAAAACAATTATGGTGTAACTCTATTTGATGAAAAACACAATCGTGAATGGAGTATGGCACAGATTGACTTTTTACTTGATGACGACACACCACTGGAAATTAAGACAGCAACATGGAACAAAGATTTTGATAATAACTCAAAAGACTTTGGAAAAGGTTGTGAATTTAACGATAAAGGCGAACTTATCACAGAAGATGATCTAATTCCTATCGAGTACTACATTCAATGTCAAAAGCAAATGTACTTAGCAGATAAGCCTTATATGTGGCTGTGTGTGTACATAATGACTGAATTAAAAGTTCGCATCTTCAAGATCAAGCGTGATGATAAAACAATTCAGAAAATCTTAGACAGTGAAGATGATTTTCTTTTTAATCACGTCATTCCGCAAGTACCTTACAAGCAGGAAGAGGTTAAGACCTTAGAGCCTGTACAAGAGGGTGATGTTGATGCTGTATATACAGACGAAACAATGAACGAATTATTACAGCAATACAAAGAAAAAACGGCTTTGCTGTCTGACCTTGAAGAAGAGAAAGACGACCTAAGCAAAAAGATTAAAGCTATGTTTGGCGAACATAAAGAAGTTATTGATGCTAAAGGCAATGTACTTGCAAAGCTCACAACTACAATTTCAGAGCGTTTCGATAAAACAAAGTTTAAAAATGAAAACGCAAAGTTATACAAAGATTATCTAACTAAAAGTAAATCACAGAGGTTATATGTCAAATAAGCAATACATTTCGTTAAGAGATATGGAGCGAATTTTTGGATATACACGCTCCACTATTTGGCGCAAGTTTTTAGTATATCCAGATTTTCCTAAGACATATTTTGTGAAAAATCGTAAGTACTTTGTAAAAAGTGATGTTATGAAATTTGCTGAAAAACATAACATCTTACCATTAGAGGCTATAAATGGCTAACGAAATTGTAGTATCAAATGAAGAACTAGGACTTGTTAAGCAAACACAATCAGTGCTTAAGACAAGTTATGACGATAGAGTGCTAGTTAATTTAATCGGCAGTTCTATTGCATTGCCAAAACAAGGTGGAGTACAAGCAACTTTTGCTGATGTTTTAAGTGTGTTACGCATTAGTAGCTCAATGCACCTAGACCCTGTTTTAGGTGGTATCTATTCATTTAAAGATAAAAAAGGCTCACTTGTCTGTGGTGTTTCGTTAAAAGGTTATCGTCAAGCATTACATAGTCAACCTGATTATGCAGGCTTAGAGTTTAAGTATCATGGTGATTTAAAAACAAAGGCATTTAACACAGCTAACGGCAAAGTAACAATTACTTATTATGACAGCATTACCTGTCTAATAAAGAAACGTCATGGCGAACATATTGATGTGTACGAGGGTACAGCGTTTTTTGATGAAGAGTTTGACGTAACTAAAACTAACACATGGTTACAACGACCTAAACGTATGCTCTGTAACAGAGCTTTAACAATCGCTGCTGCAAATGCTTATGGTTGGGGAGCTTATGACCTGGAAGAGGTTAAGGAACTAGCGCACGATCAAGCACCTGTTCAGGTTCAAGCTAACGTTATCGATCAAACACCAAAGCAAACATCTATGGAAGATAGAGCCTTAAAAAGTTTAGGTGTTATCGAAAATGAAGATGATCCTTTATCAGAAGTTCAACAACGTGTTCATTTAGAGGTATTTATGGAACAAATGCGCAAGTGTGTAAATCGTAAAGACCTTGTGGCATTGTTTAAATCAGCACCTGATGAAATAAAGAAAAATCAGGCGGTTATCGACTTGGGCAAAGAATTAACATCACAATTTGGAGCATAAACAAATGGAACTTAAATTTACTGTATCACAAGAATTTATTGATGCTTACAACAAAGCAAACTCAAACTTTGCAAAATTAGCAATGGAGTTAGACACTCCAAAAGACGATCTAAAACGTGCAAGTAAAACTTTGCAAAAAGCACGTGAAGCTATCATTGCTAACTTAGATGAACAATTAGATGAGGTGCTATAAGATGCCTGTGTATCAGCAAAATTACAAGATACCTACTCACAGTGACAATAAGTTTTATCACTCTAAGTATTGGGAAGAGTTTACACCATACGATAAACCCATTACAGGTTGCAAGGTAAAGGCTATTTTAATCAACTGTTCAGATAGCTTAGTAGCTTTTGATGATAAGAAAAATAAGAATAAACAAATTTGTGTTGAAGTCACAAGATGTGTTTTCTTAATTCTTAACAGTAAAACAAATGAACCTACAAACAATTACATCGAGTATAAAATTTGGGGCAGAAGAAGAACACAAGAAGCTAATCAACAGTGGAGCGAATGGGGTGCTAACTCATGGGAAGTACAGCAATTTATGGGTGTTTGTGCATCGCAGAAAACACCTGAGGAAATGGCAGTTGCAAATGAGTTTGACAATGCGACTGTATATCCTGAATTGTGCGGTAGTGTATTTACATTAGCTGTAGCACAGAAAGGCATTTATCAAACTAAAAATAGTTCTGTTCCGCAATACAAGGTGGAGTTTTTCTATCCTGACGGTCGCTCATACGAAGAAGTTGAAGGAAATATCCTTGCTAAAGATTGTGTAGATTTAAAGAAAGCAATCGAAGATTGTAAAAAAGTTTACGCAGAGTTTTTAGAAAAGTACGGCAGTGACGGCGAACCTGCAACTCCTTACGGCTCAATGCCTGTAGCTCCTGTAGCTCCTGTAGCTCCTGTAGTTGAGCAAGTACAGACAGTAACAGAGCCTAGCCCAGTGCAGGCAGATGACGATGATTTACCTTTTTAATTAGGTGATGAGAATGAACGATTTAACGCTAGAAGTTATCAATGAAAAATTAGAACTAATTTTATCTTTGTTAGGTGATAGTTCTAATCGTTCATTCTCTATATCAGAGTTTTCAAAAGAATTAGGCATCACACCTTATAAGCTCAAAGAGATATACAAGCGAAACAAACTTGCAATCGCTAGTCCTTATCGTTTGAATGGGTGTGATCCTAGATATTCAATGAAAGATTTTATCTACATGAAAACATGGCTAAGAGCACATGAACGATGAGAATATTGGAGTATTAAACGCATTATTACAAATTGAAAAACAAATACAGATACAACTTAAGGACGTTGTATCTAACACCATTTCAAGCACATCTCAAAGCCCACTAAATAAAAAATTAGTATCACTACTGAATATCAACGAACAATACATTAAACAATTAGAAGATGTTTACAATCGGAGTAGTGAATGACAGAAATTTCAATCGCAGAGGGTGCAACAATTTATCAAGAGACTAAAAGAAGTTTTTACGATAAAGTTCAAAGAGGGGCAACCTTTTATCCTAAGCTGCATAACAAAAAACTTGATCTTGATGAATGTTTAAAATTATCAAAGCAATTACAAGAGTTCAAACTAAACAATATTGATATTCACGAAGCTAGTAAAATCATGTTTAATGACGATGCTAAACTTGCAGGACTTTATAGAATATTGTATGATAAAAATGAACTTAACAAATTTTTCTTACCAGTAACAAAGTACGGAAAACGCTTATATTTTAAGCGTGATGAGTTTATAAAATTTTGGAAAGAAAACTGTAAAAGCTCACGACTATTTAAGATTGGCGAATTACAAAATAGGTTAGGCTTTTTATCTTCAAGTAAGTTTTATCTTTTTCTTAAAGAGTGTGATTTTTCAGAAAAAGTAAAAGCTGTAAAACTTGTAAAGACAGGTATAAACTTTTATCCGTTAGCCCATATCAACGATTGGTTGTATTCTATCGGTGAAAAATCTATTAGGTCGTAAAATGGTTACAAAAATCTAAAATGCACCTATAACCCTTAGTGCATAGCCTGTTATAAAGTTTATAACCTACTTTATAATTACTTTATATTTTATTTAGTTGTTTGATATATATAGTCTTTTTTAAAGAAGTTTTTAAAACTTTAAGAAAGTTTTTATAAAATTTGGTTGCAAAAATTGGTCGCAAATTCTATACTTTGGTTAAAAAATATTTATGGAGTGACTAAAGTATGCGACAGAATTTAACCGATAAGATTTTAAAAAACATAATTAAAACAGGAACTGAAAAGCGTTCTATTCTGACCGATACAACAGGCTTAACTTTAGAGCTATATCCTAGTGCACGTGGCGAAACAAAAATTAAATTTATGGTTCGTACTATGGTGAACGGAAAACGTATCTATATTCAGTTAGGCTCATATCCAACAACATCACTTAATGATGCCCGTAAAAAGTACATAGAGTATAAGGAAAAGTTAGATCAAGGTGTTGACCCATTAGAAGAACAGAAAAAGAAAAAAGCCTTAGCCGTTACTTTTGATGAGATATATCAAAAATGGTATGCACTAATCAAACAAAACATAAAGCGCAGTACACAAATAAAAAGAGAATTAGTTTATAAAAACTATTTAAGTAAGTTAGCCGATATGCCTATAAAAGCTATCACAGCTGATTTTTGCATTAACTTTATTTCGGGTATTATCAATCAAGGTAAAGTATCAACAGGTGATTATATAGCAACAACGATCAAAGCTGTATTAGATTATGCTGTGTTTATAAAAGTCATTGAGTACAATCCTATTCTAAATATTAAGCGTTATTTGCCTAAATACAAATCTACTCATTATCAATCATTCAAAGAAGAAACATTAGAAAGTGATATGGTACAGCTTTTTAATGATATGAAAGATTGCAGTAAAACAATTCAATGTTTACTGTTTATGTACTTTTTTACTTTATTGAGAAATGAAGAATTAAGAACATTAAAGTATGAATATATACATGATGATTATGCTTTGGTTAAAACAAAGACCTGGGAAGAGTTTAAAGTCCCTTTGTGTTCACAGGCTTTAAAGGTCATTGACTATCTAAAAAGACATAACATCTATAATTCAGATTATGTTTTCACTGTTAAATTTAATTGTATATCGTCATGTACTTTGTTGAAAACATTAAACACAATAGGCTATAAAGATAAGTTAAGAGTTCACGGAATTAGATCATGCGGTCGTCAATGGTTGCAAACTTTACCAACCGCAAAGGAAACTATCATTGAATTATGTTTATCTCATGTTCAAGGTAATACAGTTCAACAGGCATATAATCGTGGCACTTATTACGAAGAAAGAAAGCGCATTATGCAGAAATGGTGCGACTTTGTAGAAAAATGTATAGGTCATAACTTTGATTTTATAAATGAATAACGTTGATGCTCACAAATTATATAGCTATTATTTAGCTATCATTTAGTCATATTTTAATAATCCTGG